GGTGTGAGCGCCGCGGCGTACCAGGCTGGCGGGGGCGGCGGTTAGCGCGTCGCCGCCGGTGACCGGTTCGGCCTGCGCCTCGGATTCAGGGGCCGGCGGGCTGGCCGGTTCCTGGGCCGGTTCGGCAGGCCGGTCCGGGAGGGGGCTGGTCTTCGGGAGCACGGTCAGCCACATGTCGTAGCCGCCCGCATCATTCGGGCTGACCTTCGCCACGACCATCTCGGTGTCCCGGTCGAGCATCAGCTCACCGGTGTCCGCATTGATTGATGCGCGCGTGCCGGCCGGGGCGGCGATGTGCATACGCACATGCCCGCCGGCGGCAGGCACCGTACCGAGCAGTGTGGGCGCGAACCCGGCGTCACGGACTTTCATCCCGGCCAGCGATGCGGGGTCGGTGCTCCCGAACGCCGACAGCGGCACCCGCCGTGACAGCAGCAGGTCGTCAGGGAGTTCGGCCATGGACGCGGTGAGCGTGTCGGCGTCCGCGGCCGGCCTCCCGGACCGCAGTGCCCGGTTCGTGGCCGCCAGATCCGCAGTAACCGGCGTGGCCGCGGCAAGTTTCCGCAGGTACGGCTGCCGGTCGGCGCGGGCAACGGTCACCGGTTGGAACCCTGCCGCGACCTGCCGGGCCGCGGCCTTGTCCTTCGGGGTGGTCTTCACGGTGCGGCTCTTGGTGAACCTGCCGAACCTGTCCCGCGGGTGTTTCGCCGGATCGAATGCGCGGGCCACGACACCCCCGGGGCAGGGTCAGGCCGGCGCAAATCCTGCGAGGTCCACGCCGCCGTCGTCGTCGAAGAGGCTCGGCTGCCCGCTGTCGGCGGGGCGGGTGCTGTTGCCGAACAAGCCCCAGTCCAGGTCGGCCATTCGGGCAGCGACGTCACCCGGCACGTCACCGGGCTCCTTGTCCGCTCCCGGGTCAGGTTCCGGTGGGCTGGTCCGCGCCCGGGCGCTGGCGGTGGCCGCCGGTGGGGCGTTCGGGTCGCGTTCGGGGAGCCGGTACTCGCGGCGCACCCATTGTTCAAGCGCCGGGTCGGCGGCGAGCGCACCCGACGAAAGCAGCAGCTGCAGGGACTGGGCGGTGACCTCCCGCCGCGATCCGACTCCGGCGACAGTGACGCGGGGGACGGGTTCGTCGGCACCCCAGTTCCAGCCGACGACGCGGGCGCAGATGTGCCGGGTCGCAGCGTCAGCGACGGCTTCGGCGGTGGTTTCCAACGCGAGCAGGAACGCGTCAACGAACGTTTCGCCGAGGGCACGGGATCCGTTGGGTGTTTCTCCGAGGTCGATCATGCCCATCAGCGCGGAGCGGCTCATCTGCTGGTCGAGCCAGCGGATGAAGCTGAGCGTGTCCGGCACCGCCCCGGACAGGCCCTGAATCCTCAGGGTGAAACCGGGTGGGGTCGCTGCGCCCGCACTGTCGCCGGCACGGGCCGCCGCAGCGAGTTGCATCGCTTCGGCCATCTGCCCGCTGGTCGGGTTGGTACCCGGCAGCGCTTCCATGACGGGGACGCCGGCACCCCAGCGCCGGTTGGAGATGGCGTGGGTGCGCCGCATCTCCTCCTTGATCAGCCAGGAGGCGTAGCACGAACGCAGCAGGCTTGTGCCGGCCCAGTTGGAGCCTTCACGCTCGTTGACGTACCAGACCAGCCGATCCGCGGGGATCTGCGGTGAGTCCTTGCCCGACAGGGCGTCCTGGGTGATGCCCTGCAGCAGCCCCGTCTTGCCGTCCACGTGAATGTGGCTGACGGTCCACTGCGGGCGCTCCCACAACCCCGACAGCCGGGCCCGGCCGTCAACGAGTTCGGCCTGCATCTCGAACGCGCTGAACCCGAACGGCAACATCCGCAGCGCCGCCGCCAAATGGTCGTTCCACGACACGCCCCGCAGCCGGGCCGCCGACGACGCGTCCGTACCCGCCACCAGCAGACCAGTGGCGTCGGAACAGGCCTGCACCACCTCGGGACGGCAGCCGGCCGGGTCGAGCTGCCACTGCGCGCGCCGCAGCTGCAGGGTCCAGCCTTGCAGGATCGCCGCGAGCTGCGGGTCGCGGCGCATTCGCGCGTACACCGGAATGCTGCCGGGGAATACCAGGTCGGGGACGTGCTCAAGAATGTCGGAGTACAGGCTGGCGTAGTTCTGGTTGCCGAGCGCGTACGGGTCGACGTGGCCGAGGGTGCGAGTCGGGGCGGTCACGGTCACCGCCTCGTCTGCGACTTACATCGCCGCGTTGAGCAGGTCGACCTCAGCCGACGGATACGGGGACCGGAGCGCGGGCGTCGTCGGTCGCAGCCACGCACTCTCCGTCGTCTTGATCACGTAACGCAGTGCGTCCACCGAGTGGTCATCGACCTTGATCGGGGCGTCCACACCGCGTTGCGCCTTCGCCGCGTCCCACGAGTACGACGGCAGTTCGTCCAGCAAACCCCTGCAGGAACGGTGGACTTTCAGCCGGCCGGACGCCATCAACGACGACACCGTACGGATGCCGTCGGCGACCCCGTTGTCGGCCGGTGTTGGCGCCAGACCGTCACGCCACAACTGCTGCGCGAACGACGCCGCTGACGGGTCCACCACGACCATCTCCGGGCGCACCCCACGAGCCTGTTGTCCCGGCAGCTGGTAGTTGGCAAGCCAGGCCCGCAACTGGGTGGAGTACTCGGCGTCAGTCAGTTGCCGCAGCACCGTCTTTGCGTCATGCCGCCACTCCGCCGCCACATACAAGTTCAAGGAGGCGTCCATGCCGAGCAGCAGCGCCGCGAACGGGTTGGTGGTGCCGTAGTCGATCCCGACTGCCAGCCACCGCCACATGCGGGGCAGCACATCAATGACGTGCCGGTCGGGATCCCACATGTCGTAGATCGCGCCTTCAGCCATGCACCATTCGCCGAGTACGAACCGGCGGAAGAACACGCCAACGTTTTCGGCTTTGATCGCTTCGACGTATTCGGGGGTGAGGACCGGGTTGTCGTCGAGGGTGAAGTGGAAGTGCGCGATCCCGAGCTCGGCGGCGCGGAGGATGAAGTTCTTCCGCAGCCAGTGACCGGGCCCGTCAGGGTTCGTCGTCAGCAGCGCTTTAGCGCCAGGCACCGAGAGACGGGCTAGCATCTGGTTGAAGAAGCCCTCGGGGACAAGAGTTGCCTCGTCGAGCAGCGCCAGACAGGCGGTCAGGCCACGAAGCCGGCCCTCAGCGCGGGCGTCGGATGCGCCGATCAGGTGCACGGTGCGGCCCAGGATCGTCGCCGTCGGGGCGCCGCGGGTGTGGTGGACCTGATCGGCGATCGGCCCGAACAGTGCCGGGTCCTGCATCGGTTCGAGGATGTTCCGCTCGATCGTTTGCAGGGTTCGGCCGCAGATCAGGACGAGCCCGGACTGGGGGGCGCGTGCCAGGTGGATGAGGAACGCCACCAGGGAGCCGATCGTCTTACCAGATCGGACGGCGCCGCTCCACAGCGTGATGCGGGCGTCGAATGAGGCCGCGATCGACAGGACCTGCTTGCGGGAGAGCGGCAGGCTGTCGAGGTTCACTGGCTGGTGTCCCGCGCCGCCATCTGCTTCAGCGCTGTCGCGAGGTCGCCGAGCATGGAGCGGGCGCCTTCGTCGCCGCGGTCGGCGTCTAGCTTCTCTAGTTCGGCATGCCGTTGCAGGGAGATCCCGATGGCAACGTATGCCTCTTTGGCTTCCTTGAGGGGCGGCAGGTCAAGGCTGACAAGTTCGGGGCCGTCGCTGCCGCGTTCGTAGTACGTGTACTTCGACCAGGCGCGCTCACGGAAGCGGTCGACATCGTCGAGGAGTTCGGCGGCGATGCGGGCTCGGCGTGCGCGGTTGTCTTCGACTGCCGCGCGCGTTGCTTTTGCGGTCTCTGACCGGTCAAAGGCATCGGTCATTCCGGCGGCTTTGGCGATGTTGGTTACGGAGCCGACGGAGATGTCGTGGTCGCGGGCGATCTGGTTGCGGCTTTTGGTGCCGGCGCGGATGGCGGTGATGACTGCGTCGCGGGTTTCTGCGGGGATGCGGGGCACACTGGTTCACCCCTGCCATTTGTGACGGTGTGTAGTTGGCTGGTGTGCGGGCCCGAGAATTCCGGCTCTTAGGTCACGCTGTGTTGCTGGGTGGCCCGCGGGGCCGAGACCGCGGGCCACGTCTGTCAGCGTCCGCGGCGGGCGGTGTCCTGGGGGAGGGTGTCGCCGTCGGCTGGGCCGTTGTCGACCGGCGCGGTGGGCTCGCCGTCGACCGGCTGCTCGTCGACCGGTTCCTCCGGCTGCGGCTCGAAGCCGTCGTCGGCGCGCTGGGCGTCGTCGCCGAGCTTGGTCAGGGACTGCTCGATCTGGTTGACGA